CGGGCGCGCCTCGACCGGCGGTTCTGGCCCAAAGTGTAGGCGCGGATTCATCGTTGTCACCGCCAAGGGCATCACCAGGCTCAGCGCGATAGCGAGGATGACGCCCTGGGCGACGCGCTTCTCAACTTCGCCCAGACGGCGGAAAGCGTCCGCGATGTCTGTGTGCTTCTGGGCCAGCGATTGGTGCATTGCGTCGAGCTTGCCCTCCATGACGCCGAGCTTGTGCAAAATGTCTCCATGAGAGACCTCGTGGTCGGGCATGACGACGCCTGGCAATGGGTTGAGTCTATGAGTGGCGCATCAACGGGCTGAGCCAGCCTGGAGGTGGAGCAGACGCATCGGGCCTTGCGGGGTGCTGATCTCGACGGCGTAGCCGCCGGCGCCGGTGTAGCCCAGGTTGCGGGTGTAGGAGGCGCCGTTAATCAGGGTGATAGATGAGCCGCTCGGCGTGCCGAAGTCAATGCCGTAGTGGTAGCTGCGACCGAACAGGTTGCGCGGGCCGTAGCCGCTGGTGACCCCGTAGGAGCTGGGGGCCCGTCCGTTGATGCGGAGGTAGCGATCAGCATCTGCGGCGCTGATCGGCCGCCGGTCTGCCCAGCGCGCATCAAGGTGCGGGCCGGTGCTGTCGCCGCTCGATCCGGTGCGCGCGATCGTGCCCTTGGTGCCGCCAGCGGTGGTGCGTCCGCTGCTGTCGCGGCCGGTCGTCCAGTCGTTGTTCTCTTCGCCCTGGGTGCCGCACTCCACCGTGGTGACGTAGCCGCCGGAGCCCAGGTCGTGCGTCACCTGCTTCACGTTCCAGGTGCCGTCTACCTCGCCGCGAAAGCCCTGCAGCGTCACCAGGCCCTCGGCGTTCACGTCCGGCCGCCCGGGCAGCGTGATGCTCACGCGCACCTCGCCCGCGCGCAGGGACTGCAGCCGGCTCTCGGCCGCCTTCTGCGCTTCGGCCTGAGTCTTGAAGAGTTGCTTCTCCTCGAACACCGGCAGCGCGCCGCTGCTCTGACCTGCGGAGACGGTCTTCTCCTTGTTGAGCGTCCGGTCCAGGTAGCGAGCCTTCACGCCGCCATAGGCGCCGCGGTTCTTCAGCGTCGCGCGCCAGTTGGTCACCTCCTCCTGCTTGATGGTGACGTTGCCGGCGTTGTCCTTGTCGCCACGGGGCACCATGACCAGCTTGCCGTCGGCCGGCTTGATGGTCGCCTTGAACTTCTCCGCCAGGCGGGTGAGGAACGCTTGGTCGCTTTCGTTGGTCTGGTCCTCGTGCTTGATCTGCTGGCTCGCCAGCTGACCCTTGATCACCGGCACGACGTTGTGCCGCCCGGCGATCTCCTGCACCACCGCGCCGAGCGTGGTGTCGTGCCAGCTCTTGGTGCGCTGCTCCTTCTGCAGGGTCGGCGCTGTGTTGCTGGCGGTCGCCTTGATCACCATCGAGCGGGGGCCCATGCTGAGCTCCACCTCATCGACGGCAAACGCGCCCATGTAGACCGGCTTCCGCCCGCCGCTGGAGTAGCCGAGCCAGACGCGCAGCCATGTCCCGTTGGCTGGCACCGGCACGCGCTTGTCGCGGTCGTCGAGGCTGATCTCCAGGCTGTCGCTCTGCTGCTCGGCCTGCTCGTTGAGCCTCATGCTGATCAACCGATCAGCGATCAGTTGGGTGATGTCGCCGCCGTTCGCCTCAACGCGAAAGCCTGGTGTCGTCATGCTGCCCCGGTGCCAGTCGCTGCGGTGGGCAGCTGATCCCAGATCCGCACCGTCTCGCTGGTGCTCGGCGTCGGCAGATCAGGCAGCAGGATCTGCAGGCCCTCGGGCAAGATCGGCATCAGATCCGCCAGGTTCGGGTTGGCCAGCATCACCGCCTCGACGGTCTGCTGCGTCCGGCCGTAGTACCGCCAGCAGATGTGATCGAGCTCATCGAACTGGCGGGTGACGTAGATCTGGCTCATGGCTGCACCACCTGGCGGACCGCATCAGTGATCATCGGATCCACGTCGAGCAGCGTGGTGATCGTCGCCGCGTCCTGGATCAGGCTGGCCAGCGCTGCGGCCCCATTCGCCGAGCCGCCGAGCGTGGTGAGCATGGCCGAGGTGGCGGGTCGGAGCGCATCGAGCGCCACGCTCATCGCTTCACCGCCGCGGCCCAGGGCCCACTGCTGCGCGAGCTGCGCAGCGTTGACGCCCAGCTGCGCCCAGACGCCCTGCTGGCCGCTGCTGAGGCCGCTGAGGCCGAAAGCGTTGAGCGCCGCGCCCACATAGTCCTGGTTGACGATTGAGCGGCTGATCGCCGCCAGCTGGCCCAGGCCCAGGCCGCCAGCTTGCGCTGCGGTGGAGGGAATGGAGAACTGCGGGTTGGTGGCCCAGTCCATCGCAGCGAAGGCGCTGTCGGCGCCGGTCAGCGGCGAGAGGCCAGCGAGCGCATTCGTGGTGACGCCCGCGTAGCTGCTGGCGTTGTTCATGCTCAGCGGGCTGGCCGCCTCGCCGGGGTTGTCCTCGGCGTAGCGCACCAGGCCGACGTTGAAGGTGATCTGGCGCGCGCCGCCGCCGGGGGCGAAGGTGCCGAGGCCCTCCTGCACGCGGCGGATCGCCCACTTGCCGTAGACCTTGCCCAGGCCGTCGGTGAGCATCTGCGGCTCGCCCTTGGCGCCCAGCTCGCGCAGGGTTTCCATCGTGCTTTGGCGCCCGCTGAAGCCAGGGAACAGCACGCCATCGAGCGTGATCTCCTGGCTGCCGGGGCCGAGGAACTGCGCAGCGGGGTCGCGCAGCAGACGGTCCTGCACCTCCCAGCGGTATTCGGCCGTGCGATCGAGCGACTGCGGCACGCCGTTGGGCAGATCGAACTGGAAGGAGCCGAGCTGAAAGAGAGGGCGTGCCATGGCGTCAGTCGTTCAGGGCGACGCGGTAGCCGCTGGAGGCCATCGCCATCAGATCCTCGAAGGCGGCGCGCACCTGGTCGCGGATCTCCATGGCGTTGCCACCCGCTGCGTTGATCGTAACGGGGGCGTTGATCGTGACACCGCCGCCGGCTGCGACGGGGTGCGCGACGCGGGGGATGATCGCGCCGTCCATGCCAGGCACAAACAGCTCACGCCGCCGTTCGCCGACGACGTAGGGGAAGCCTGCGCGCACAGCGCCGCCGGTGGCGCGGCCGGGGGGCTGCGGGGCTGCGGCCGGTGCAGCGCCACCTCCGCCACCGAAGATGCCGCTGATGTTGCTCCAGGCGCCGCGCACCCAGCCCACGAGCGCGCCGAACTTCGCCTTGAGGCCCTCGATGATCGAGGTGATGATCCGCTGTCCGATGCCGCTGCCGGTGAACAGGCGGATGATCAGCATGGGGATCGGATTCATGATCGCCAGGATCCTGGGCCCCCAGGCCCGGATGAAGCCGAGCGCCTGATTGAAGACGTTGCCGATCCAGGAGGCGAAGCGCCCCCATAGCGCTTGGATGCCGGCCCAGGCGTTGGCGCCGGCCTGCTTGACAGCGCCCCAGTTCTTGACCAGCGCGTAGATCGCCACACCGATCAGGGCAATGCCGGCGATGATCAGCGTGATGGGACCACCGGCCACTGCGATGACGGTGCCGAGACCAGCGATGATCGGCGTCGCCGCGGTGATCGCAGCACCGATCGTGCCGATGGCGCTCACCACGCCAGCGATGATCGGCAGTGCAACTACCAGGCCCGCCAGCGCGCCACCCACGAGCACGATGCCAGTCATCAGTGCCGGGTTCTTGCTTCCAAAGTCGGCGATGCCCTCCACCACGGGTGTGATGATCTCGGCCAGCTTGGTGAGGGGCGGCAGCAGTGCGGTGCCGACGCTTATGCCGAGCCGCTGCGCGCTGTTCTGGAAGCTTTTGAGTGTGCCCTGGAACGTGGCCAGGCTGCGCTGAAAGTCTTTGTCGACCGTGCCAGCCGCGGCGCTCCCGCCCGCTTCCTGCTTGAGCTGCTCGTACTCCTTGCGGTACTTCATCAGCGACATCAGGGCCAGCTTGGCTTCCTTGTCGCCGAAGATCTGCGCGAGCTTGAAGGTGTCGCCGCCGGTGACGCGCTGCAGCTGATCCAGCGCAGCTTCCATCGGGTTGATGCCCTTGGCCTTCGCGTCCTTGAGCACCTGCTCGATGTTCACGCCGAACTTCTTGAAGTTCTTCACCGCGTCTGGCGCGGTCATCTTCAGCATCGCATCGGTCAGGCGCGTCGCAGCCTGGCCTGCATCCGGCGCGTCCTTGCGCACCATCTGCATCATGCTCGCCAAGGCGATCGCTCCCTGCTTGCCGGTGATGCCCAACGTGCCAGCCGCGGCGGCAATGGTCGGCATGAACTGCGCCATGTCCTTCAGCTCGAAGGCGCCCTGCTTGCCGGCGAACGCCAGCGCATCGAACGTCGCCTTAAGCTCAGTCGGTCGGATCTTCAGTGCGTTCTGCAGCTGGAAGCCGGTCTTGGTGACATCGGTCAGCTCGGAGTTGGTGGCGGTCGCCACACGACCCAGCGACTCGATCGAGGCCACTGCATCCTTCAGGTCCAGGCCCTGGGCCACGAGATCCTGCACACCCTCGGCCAGGATCTTGGGGCCGAGGTTGGTGCGGTTGCGGCCAGACAGTGCCAGCAGATCCTTCCCGATGCCCTTCAGCTGATCGCCGCTGACGTTCGCGGTCTTGCCGATCTCAGTCAGCACCTGCTCGAACTGCGCGGCTGCCTTGACGCTGGACACCATGCCGACGCCGATCGCTGCTGCGCCAGCTGCTGCGCCTTGCCACAGCGCATTGTCGAACATGCCCTGGAAGCCCTTGCGGCCCGCCAGGGCCGCGTCGTTCATCGTCCGGGTGACGTTCCGCCCGAACGACGACACCTGCATCTGCGCACCACGCAGCGCGGAGCCCAGCGAGCCGGCGATCTTGCCGCCGATCTCGACCGTGATCTTCTGGGGTCCGCCGCCGATCATTTGCCCCTCAGCT